TCACGAATCTTCAACTTCTCTGGTTTGTACCCATCAATGGTTCTACCAGTTTTGCGTTGCTTCCTTGGTTTACTTTTGAAAGCCTTACCATTAGGTCGGTTAGTGTCGCTACCTTTTGAACTCGGTTTCTTCATTACTTGATTCTGTCTAAGTCGCCATTTGCTCTGTCAAATACACGCATTGTGTATGAGCCTAAACCAAAAAAGTTTGCAACTTCACGATAAACCAAATCTGAATCCAACTCACCACAAGTGTAAAGGTCGAATTGCAACATACCCGGATGTTGTTCATCCCAAACATGCCAAGCAATATGTGAAGTTTCAATTAAGACACAACAGGTCATTCCCTTGTTTCCATCTTTTTCAACATAAACTGCTTTAGGTTCAATTAGTTTCTTCATACCAATTTTTTCAACCAACGAACTCATCCACTTCTCAGCAACTTCTGTGTTGACTGGTGGAACATAAACTTCGCCCATAATTATTTGATGTAAATGTTTCATTGTATTTTTTTCACCTTTGGTCGTCTGCCAACTCGTCTGACAATATTGCCATCTGAATCGTACTGTGGTTCTCTAACTGTGTTACCTCTTAAAATTTTGTAAACATTCTGTTCAGTGACCCCCATAGTTTCTGCTATCTCACGATAAGTCACATTGTTTTTACGCAAACGAAGAATCGTTAGTTTTCTTCTTCTGCCAAGTTCTTTGATTTGTTTCTGATGTTCTTTAATCATCACTGTCATCATTTGAACTTCTTCAAGGTCTTTGTTTTCTCTTTCCATCGCATTCATCTCCCATCTTGATATTGTAGTTGTCATTTATTCTTAGTAGCCTTCAGAAAATCTTCCATAGTGAAATCTTTATCTTGGTTTTCCTGTGTTAATTGTTTTAATAAAATTATTGTTGCCATCTCTGCTTTCTCACGCTTTTCCTTGTAGTTGTTTAACAAAACAAAAACAGGCATCAAAAGAAAACTTATTGCAAACATTAAAACAAAACTTGCAACCATTATTTGTGCTAGAAGCATCCAAAAATTGTCAAGCATGTACTACCTCCCTGAACTCAATAAGCAAAGAATCTTTTCCTCGCTGTGGTGCAAAAAATTTGATGCTTCTCAAAAATTCTGGTGAATCATCTACAAGGACTCCTGCATCAACCAAACCATCTATTGCTGCTTTGACGGCTGGGTTACAAGATGCAACATCTTGCAGACGACCTCCCTTTTGAAAAACTTTTACATCAACTTCAATGGTTTGCAGTCGTGGAATCTTTGCTTGCTTTGCTAACAAACAAAACGCTGTGCGCCATTCTTTTGTCAACTCTGCTCTAACCCAACGATTCTTGGAACGCTCAAAATTGGTTGTCCAAGGTCGCTTTGGGTATTCAAGCGAGTACATTAAAATATCCTACACCAACTGGGGTTATGTCATGTACTAAGGTTTAGGAAAGGCATGTCGTTCTTTAGTGAAATCATTATTGAACTTCCAAACATTCTCATACTTGTCAACCACTGGGATTTCTTCTGGGTTGTCGTTCTGTTTAACTAATAAACCTTTTTCGTAGGATTCGGTTCTGTGTGATTCAATCCATCCGTGGCATCCTGTTGTTCCTGAGCCACATAACAAGAGCAAGTTGCTTGGGTCGTTGATTTCTGTTTTCTTTGTTCCACCCATTCCCCGAGGTTTACGATGGTGGACTGAGACTCCGAAATCGAAGTTGTTTGTTCCACAATTTTCGCATTCAAAGAAGGCTCGTTCAAAGATGCGTAATCGGACTGCGTTATTTGCGCCTGTTTGTTTTCCCATAGTGCTTTGAATTGTAATCCAGCATCCAAATATTTATCCATGCAACTCAGGCAATAAATAAACTTTGTTTTATCATGTGAAACATTGTTTTCATATAGTGGAACTCGACATGTTGCTACTTCATCGACCACAATATGTAGTACACCAAATATTTCACGCCACAACAATTTGAACTCCCAAATAATAAACTTTTGTGAGGAAATTTACTCTAAACCATAACTTAATAGAAGTCTTGCATTGAAACAAGGGTTAGTGTTGACCCCCTACATATTGTGTGATACTTTTTGAACTCGAAGTTACAGAGGCTTAACAATAAAACTCTGGCTTGATTAACAGTCAAGTAAACCTGCGTCAGATGCAGTTATATTTCCTTGCAAGTTAAAGCAAGCGTAACAGACAAATAAACGATAAACTGTGAGATTTTATTGGTGGTATTAACACGGATTTCCTAATACTGAATTACAAAACTGATTTAATCATTTGGCGAAATCTGGTCGAAAGACCCCAACTGAAAGTCCTCATCATCCCATACTGGGCGAGACTTTAGAGGTGGTATGAATAATGCCAACCTCTGTCCTTTCAAGCCCTCCTGAACGAAAGTTTAGATTAGGTTTATTTGTTTTATTGTTTCTTGGATTGGTTTTAGGTGTTTGTGTAGGTTGGGTAGTGTGTAACATGTTTTGTTTCCCCAAAGTGGGTTTTGTGTTTGTTCGAATTCGGTTTCTTGTTTTATATCTATGCAGAATGCTTTGTTGGTAGGTGCTTCGACTCCGAAACAGATTGTTTCTTTTTCTACCATTGAATTGTATTTGGTTGCGCGAAAATCTACCCTATCTTTTTTATTCCAGTGTTCTCCCCAACTGACAACAAGTTCTAAATGTTTTTGACCCCACGGAAAATCGATGATGTAGTCGGCTGTTGAACTGATATTGGCAACTTCTAAGTATTCCCTTTGTTGGTCGTTTCCGTCTCTCCTGATGGCGATTCCTTGGTCTTGGATAGCCCAGAAAATGATGTCTTCCATCATCCAACCGAATGCTATTTCGACCCCATATTCGAGGGGCGTTCTTTCATCCCGAAGAAACTCAAGGTTGCATCTATTATTCAAAAAATCAATTTCTTGATTTGTGAGATTGTCGTACACAACATTTCGGAAGAACTCAAGTTTGTTTATTTTAGAATCGTTAAAAAACTCGTTTTTGTATTGGGACATTCGTAAACGCAAATCAACATCTAAAATTTTTGAGATAGTTTGAAGCAACTCAAACTTGACAAAATTATTCAAACTACATCCTGAGTTGTTCCTTTATTTCTTCAACTTTGGAAACAACCTCTTCCTTACTTATCGCATCATCAAAAGTTGGTAAAACTTCTTCTGCTGAAGGTGGAACAGGTGTCACGATTGCTTTCTGTCTGTTCTTCCACAAAACCTGTAAAAGTTTTACGGCAACTGGACTTAATTGATTACTGCTAATGTTTTTCTTTATTTCAACTGAAATATCATCTAAAGTTTTTTGAGAAGATGCTAATTCAATTCGTCTTGTCAATGTTTGTAATGCTTCATCAAACTCTTGACGATTATTAACTTCCTGTGCAGAAGCAACACCACGCTTGGTATCTGCTGCCAATACTGCAACGATGGCTCTTCCCCACGCTGCTGTTTCTGCATTCATAACTTCAGAACCACGAGTAAAACTTGTAGCCCCCGGAACTAATTCCCAAGCAACACCAACTCCCGGTCTTGGGTCATCAGGTGTTCTGTAAGCGCACGCTGTGTACATAATATAATTTTTGCCATCCAACAAATAAGTTAATATTGGTTGTTCAAGGTTTGCTGGTTGTAAACATCCTGTTGGATATTTTTCTCTAAAAATTGATATGCGTTCTGCCACATCAACATAATCTTTTAACCCATCTTGAAATGTTGCCATTTTTTTCTCCCTTACTCGGTTGTTATCTTTAAGGATAGTTTGCCATCACGGACTGACACTCCTTGCACAATTTCACCTGTGTCTGCCCAAATAACTTTTTCACCATCCACGACCACATGCTTTTTGAACTCAACCAAATCAACATCTTCCTTGGTCTTGATGATTTCGGTTTTAGCATTTGCTTTCGCCCAACTCAAAAGGCTTTCTTTGTCCTCAATGACTGGGGCATCGTTTCCTTGCCGTGTGGAAATCACACCATTTGGTAAGGAAATAGTTTTCCTGTCTTTTTTTCTTTCCTCAATCGCATAAGCAATCAAGTGCTGTTCAAAGAACTCTTGCTTCAAAACAATCTGTTTATTGGATTTGTCTAGCCACTCTTGGATACGATTGCGTTCTTTCTCAGCCAACTGCTCGTTGAGTTTTATGCGCTCTTCGTAGGCGCGATATTTGCGTAATGCCCAATCTGCTTTGAAATCATCTGTGACCTTAAAACCATCGGAATGATTGGACTCTTCTTCAGGTAGGTCGTAATCTATTAGTTCTCCCATGACAAATAATGTACAACAAGGGTTTAGGAATTACAACATTGGGCTAGGTGTGTCACAATGTGAAGTACATTCTGCCCCTTATTCTCCCTAGGGGAAGTGAATATGCTGGGGGAATCTTCCACCAAGATTCCCTTAGCCCTTAATTATTTTTTAGTTACAGAATCCTGAATATCTTTTTGACGAATTTCAATCACATCAAGGCGTTTGCCTAATTTGTCTAATTTGGTTTCAAGGCGCACAACTACATCTTTCAAACTTTTTCCTCCGTTACGGCTCAACTCCCCATCAAGAACATTGAGTCTTGCCATAACACTTGGAACAGCATCCCTGCCTTCATCAGCAGGTTCACCTTCCCAATCCCTACGAAATTTATTGACCCAACTCAGAAAGCCTTTAATTGCCCTCATCGGTTTTGATAGCAGTTTGATAGCAATGACCACAACAACGATAATCGCACTCAAGATTCCCACAATCTCTACCTGCAAATCTCCAAGGCTTAATGTTGTACTCATTCTTCTTTGTTCCTAAAATCGTGCGTAGCAATAAAAATAATTGTAGTGACAAGAATAGTCCATCCTGTGATTTCTTTAGCAGTTCCTTCAAGGACAAGCCAAGCAATGAATAAACCAACTAAAGTGTAAGTCTCATTTAGAAAGGCGCGTAAAAACTTCATTTGATTCGAACTCCTGTGCTTCGCATTGCAGTACCAATTGATACTGAACTGGCTATTTGGGTAATAATGATTGCGCTAACAACAACACTTTGTGCTTCTTCACGAACCTCGGGTGACATATCATCACCGATATTTAGAAAAGCCCCAACTGATTCGTCAGCGATAGCAAACACTTCCCCTGCAATTTCGGAGGCGAACTCAAAAGTTTGAGCAACAGCATCCCCGAATACAGCAAGAACTATTTCTGTACTATCTAATAATCCCACATTTTCTTCAACTGGTGTAACATTTTCTTCATCAGTTTGTATTTCTTCGATGGGAGTTTCAATTGTCTCTTGTTCTATTATTTGCTCAACTATCTCTGGTTCTAGCACTTCTATCTGTATCGGCTCTGGCGTTGGTAATGTCTCTGGAATTACCTCAACAAAAGTCTCTTCGTCATTTGAGTTATCTGTTACTGGTTCTTGGCTTGGTAATGGCGTTGGTTCTTGTGTTGGGGTTGGTATAGGTGAACTGGTCTCAGTGGGTGTTGGTTCTGGGGTTGGGGTTGGCGTTACTGTTTCTGTTGGCGTAGGGCTTGGTTCAGGTGTTGGTTCTATGGTTTGCGAAGGAGATGGGCTAGGTGTTATTTCTTCAGATGGTGTCGGTGTTGGTGTTGGAGTTTGCGTTACTGAGGGGACTGGTATGGGTGTTGGTGAAGCCATCGGAGTAATAGTTTGAACTGAGATAGGTTGCACTGCACCACCTTGAACATAACGAACACCATAACGAGCATTCGCTGGGGCATTTGAACTCACTTGATATGTCGGTGTGAATTCGTAAGTTGTTGGGTCAACTTGTGCTCTTAAAACAATTGTTACAGGAACACCACTTGTTTGTCCCCAAGGTAAAACACGCCATTCGATACAAATAGATGAACTCGTTGAACCATATTTAACATACAAAGTGTTTTTTGTTCCCCAAGGATGACTTGGACTAAAAGCGTGATAATCGTAAGAGGCAACAGAAAATGAAGGTGTTGGTGGGAAATCCCAAAAAGTGTAATCACCTGTACCAAAAGTAAAAGTACCTTTAGGTGTTACATAAACATTGTTGTAAACAATGTCACCAAATTTTAGAGGCGTGTTTAAGTTCATCAGAAATGCTTGGTCGCCACCATTGACTTGATATGTGTCACATGGCGCATCGTTAGCATTTGCAAAAGGAGATAAATGAACTCCTAAAGCAAAAATTAAACCGATAATACTTACGACTCTAAGCGCAAGCCTAGAAATCATTTAAGTGTTACTTGCCACCTTGTTCTTTGGCTTTACCTGCACGCTTGAAGACTGCATCAACTTCGTCTTGGGTCAGTTTTCCATCATCCAAATAGGCAGCAGCGAGCGAAGTAATCACCTTGGACACTGCAAGCGCCCCAGCAATAATTGCCGAATTTAGAGGAGCAATTCCAACAAAAGAACCAGCACCAATTGCAGGTAATGCTGTCATCAAAAATAGTGCAAACGAACGAGTGACAACATCCAAACTAACTTTGTATGTCATTTTTTCCTACTTTATTTTTTAGGTTTGGCTTTAACCTCAGTTGCAGCCTTTTTTGGTTTATCGGTTTTTGGAGTCGCAACTCCTGCTTTGTAAACAACTGATGGGTCTTCAATGAAAGGACATGCAACATCATTTCCGTAACGGAATGGTGCGATGCGAGTTTCAAGGTGAAGATGTGGACCTGTTGAATTTCCTGTATTACCTGAAAGCGCAATAGTTTCGCCCACTTTAACTGCTTGTCTGGTTTTAACTTTTGCTTCTTGTAAATGGCAGTAAAGAATATGATAAGTAACTCCATCTTTAACACATTTAAGTTTCACAACATTGCCATAAGATTTATCAACCATGACGGCTTCAACAATGCCATCGGCAACTGCCAACATGGGTGTTCCAACTGGCATACCATAATCGATGCCTGTGTGACGACCTGCTTTGTATCTTGTGTTTGGTTTACCCCAAGGTTGGGTAACTCTAGGTTTTTCTACTGGGTTAGGCATTAGTCCTCTATTGAGCGAACTTTGCCGAATTCTCCATCATTAGGGTTTAATGCGCGAAGAATCACTGGAAGAACTGAGGCTAATCCAGCGTTAATATAAAGTTTTGCGTTATCAAGATTTAACGAAGCGATGTCTGCACCATCAGCCAAAAATAAGGCTAAAGATGTTGCAAGAAAAACGCGAAAATATTCTTGTACCATTGATTTAGTTTTTGAACTCATTAGATTATTCTACCTCATCCCAAGATTGATTTTCTTCATTCCAAACATAAATATTTTCATCATTTGGATAAGGCACTGGTGATTCCCAGTAACAAGTTGTTTCGTTTAATATCCAAGATGGGTAAGGTTGTGGTGCATAAAAAGCATCTCTAGTATCATCGTAAATCATTCCAACACCTGCATAATTTTTTCTTAATGGTGTTCCACCTAAAAGATGTATTCCACCTTGTGTGTTGTACGAAGTTTGCACCCATTGACCTGTGTATCGGTCAGGATTAGCATTAAAAAAATCTTCTTCTACAACATTTACTCGAACAACTATTCCGTTTTCTATTTTTGCGTAATGTGCCATTATGCTACATACCTCACAATTATTATTCCTGACCCACCTGAGCCACCAGAACGGTTGACAGCATCAGAACCACCACCACCACCACCACCAGTATTCGCAGTTCCCGGGTTACCACCACCAGCACCACCACCACCACCCGGACCACCGGGGCTGCTGCCGTAAACACCACCTGAGCCACCACCTGCATAATTACCTGAAACACCTGTGGATGTTGCTGAAGCCCAAGCAGAATAAGCACTTGTTGGTGCGCCACCTGTCATACCAGCAAGACCATTTAGCCCAGCACCACTTTTACCACCACCACCACCACCTTGCCTAGCAAGATAGTTACCACTATTGATTCCTACACCACCAGCAAAACCTTGACCGGAAGTTGGATTACCACCAGAACCGTTTCCACCAGAGTTAGTTGAACCACCACCACCACCAGAGCCACCATCGCCACCGGGATTAGCATTGTCAGAGTTACCAAAACCACCACGACCACCACCCACTGCATTTGTTAATCCAGTAAAAGTTGAATTACTGCCCGGTGTATTTTGAGGACCACCTGCACCAACATCTACAACATAAGTGCCTTTCACAACTTCTAAAGTTTGGTCAAGTGTTCCACCAGCACCTCCACCACCACCACCGGCATCAAAGTTAACGCTTCCACCACCTCCACCACCAGCAATCATTAAAACAGTGACGGTGTTTCTTCCTGAAGTTACAACAAAATTGCTATCAGATAAAAAAGTGTGATAAGTAAATCCACCAGAAGTTACAATTGTTCCACCAGTAGCAGCAAATTTTGAACCACTTCTTTGACCGAAGGCTCTGGCTGCAGCACCAGAAAATGTACTCATTATTGGCATGAATTCACCCTTATGATTTGAATTGTGTTTGTGAACCAAAAACTACATAAGTTGGGGTTGCTGCTGTTTTGAAAACAGTGATTGTGTAAGCATCAGTAGAAGAAGCATTACCTGTCGTAGGTGCTGAACCACCTTGCCAAAGAGTAGTTACGGCTGTTCCGTCAATTCGAACTGCTGTGCCAGCGTAGGCTGTTGTACCATTTGTTGCCATAAAAGTATGTGTTATAGCATCATTAACATTAAGAATCGAACTCAAAGTTGCTGTGCTGTTAGCACGAAGATTGATAATAAAATTACTTGTAGAATTCGTGGTGTAATAAGTGATACCAGATACGCCAACATCAACTGTTACAGTTCCACCTGCTGCTGTGGCTGAAGAAGCAAAGTTTTCTTCAGGGGCATCAAGAATGAAATTGAACGCTGTACCACCATTAAAAGTAGAAGTATTAACAGTGCCATTAGTAATAACAGTGTTAGTTAAAGATGCTGGATAGGTTTGCCAAGCAGCACCATCATAAAAAGTTAAAGTATTAGAATCATTCAAATAAGCAAACATTCCCTCAGATGGGGAAGAAATACCTGTACCTCGGGCTGAAGTGCCAGCGAATACCATTATTGCTTGGTCTTGCAAGAAGCCTTGAACCTGCGCTGCCGTGAGGACATCGCCTGCAACGAATGTTTTTCTACCTAAACCAGCCACTTATCAAACCTTCCTAGTCAGTGCTTCCCATTATAGGGGCAAAAAACCCTAATTTGGTGAATATTCCTCAGCAACATTACCCTGAGCAACCCATTTTAGATATTCTTGATAGTCAGGTCCATCATTAGATTCAACATTAGGAAACCAAACTTGACTTCCATCATCATTTGACTTAACAATATTTTCTACTTCACTACCTGTTGAATCAATTGACATAAATTTTTTATACATCATAACTCCGAACTAAAAGCAATAAATGCATTAACATCATTATTACGACTTGACCAAGTAAATGAATTTCCTGTCATACCAGAAGAAGTCATATTAACAAATGCATTTTGTGCAGTTGTAGCAACAGTATTTAAACTATATGCAGATGGAGTAAATGGTCCACCCCATTGTAAAATTCTTATTGTTCCAGAAGTTGTTAAACTAGATGGAGCACTTCTCATTGTTGTTGGAAATTGAAATACTTGATTTGAATTAGTTGTACTATCAGTATACCCACCCATAGCCAAAATTCCGTATTGTGCGCTTGTGTCTGGAAAACCGACTCTGTAATAATATCTTTGGCATTGTGCAAGTTCTGTTTGTGCTGGTAAAAATTCAAACCCTGTTGCTGCTGAACCAACCTCAAGTTGAATACCAGTAATCTGCCAAAAATTACTTATCGCTGAAGCAACATTTGTTTGACCTGCTGCTGAAGTAGCATCTGTATAAGCACCCCAAGTTGTTTGTAAAACTCCTGAAGTAAAATTACTACCAAAACCAAGACCAAAACTTAAACCTAAAGAAGCAGCATTATCGTTATCAAAAGCACCAGTTGTATCAGCAGGGAAAGTAATTGTTTTTTTCTCCCAAGTAGCAGAAGCAGAAATTGTATAAGTTTTAGAAACACCTCTTGTGTTATCGTAATCAACTAATCTAGCAATGTATGTTCCTGTCACATTTGATTTAACCCAGAAAGTCAAAGTTAATTCTTTTGCAGAACTTGTACCTTTTAAGATTTGTTGTAAATTTTGACCTTCTAAATAAGTATCAAACCTAACTTGGTCTGATGCTGCTGGAGAAGCATCTGCTGTTGTTACTAAAACTTTTGCTGATTTTCTAAAACCTGAACCTGTTGGTGCATCATTTTCTTGGCTCATAGTCCAAGTTCCCATATTTCCAATTGTGAAGTACCATCTATCGGCAGTTCTGTAATCAGAAGTAGTTAAAGAGGCAACAGAAGTTCCTCTTTGATTTATTTGCATATCACCATTTATTACAAGATTTTTGAAAGCAGCACCAGCCGTTGCCCAAACTGAACTACCTGAGCCATTAGCCATGAGAGTTTCACCTAAATTTGCTGTACCAGAAGTTATACCTTGATAACCAACTTGCGACCATCCTGTCGTGCCGTTGGAAGAATGAACAAAAGCGTAACCTGCTGTTGCTGAACCTGCTGGGGAAGCACTAATACCAATTTTTGTTTCTAGGGCTTCAAGAGCGTCATTAGCATCTGAATGTTGCGTTGAATGAGAAGGGTTATCTAATCTATCCCCAGAAATAGGGTTAGAAAAATTATCAAGACTTGTTGGAAAATTTATAGCCATGATTAACCTAACCTGTTACCTGAGACAATAGTGCCATCGTACTCAATATTATCATCATAAAATACAGTTGAATCATCAAATGTTTCATCAGCACCACCCAAAGTTCCAAAAACGGCATCATCAAGAACGAATGGTGCATAATCGAGGGTACGGAATCTGAACTCCATTTTATGCCTCTTGGAGTCAACAGAATGCTTAATACCAATGATTTGGGCATACCTGTCAATAACAGCACCAATGTTGTTAGGTTGAAATTTGATTCTTGCCACATTCGTCAACTCAGAACCCAAAAGTTGTGCTTGCTGGAGGGCAGGTAAATCGGTTATGTCAACAAGGATTCTTTCAAAACGATACTCAGGCTCATCATACCTATTCAACAAAGTGACAACAGAAATTGCTGCCTCAGTGACATCTGCTAAAAAGTTATCTCTACTTAAAGTAACAACCCCATACTTTGTTTGAGAAGCAACAGAATCCCCAGTGACAATAAAATCTTCAATATTTGTTATCTCAACTCTGTTATACAAAAGTTCTGAACCATACACAATTTCAATCTCAGTGAAAGGAACACCATCACCCTCAGAAGAAAAGGTAACAAGATTTAAGGTTGATGGACCTGTTAAACCATCCTGTAAAACAGCGTAACCATTAGAACCAATAAAAAAGTTACCATCCTCGGTGTAAGCAATATTTTGTAGATACTCCAAAGCGTTTGTTCCAGTAACAACAGTTCCAGCCAATAAAGGCACATGCCCAGCATCAATACTTCTCTCAGTGGCATCCCAAGCAACCTCGGGAAGATTCAGAATTCTGTCCATACGAGGACCGGGTAATTCAACTGGTACAGCCAAATTATCAATAAATTGTTGGGATAGTAAAGTAAATTTGTCGACACCATTAGCGATAGAAAGATTATTACCAGCCAAATCGTACTGAAGATTCCAGTCATCAACAAGACCCACATAAACAGCAGAACCATTCGCTGTCACACGAATCTGGCGATGGGGAAGAAGTTGTTCAGAAAAAGGACTAGCAGGATTCAATGGGTCAAAAAGTCTTGTGTCATTATTTAACGCAATAGAAGCAACACCTGCTGTTGTTCTATCCAACTCACGAGAAATACCTCGAGAAACAGAAGCCCCAGCAACATAATCTGTTACATCAAAAAATGTTAAACCACCCAGAGGATACTCAGTGTTATCTAAAACACCTGAAGTTGCATCATCTAATGTGAAAAACGGAAGAAGGTTAGCAGTTTCATCAATTTCTAACTCAACCTTTAATGTTGGTTTCGACATCTGGGTTAAGCCTTAGCGAATACTGGACCAGATGAGCGTTCAAACTTCTTAATAGCCTCAACGATTTGTTTACCAACTTCTTGACCATTAGTACCAATACCAGCGTTAACAGTAATGTTGTAAACAGCACCACCCATTCCACCTGCTTTATTTAATGGGATTACTGCCTCTGGACCTTTTTCACCAATCATGGCGAGCGTAGGTCGGTTAACTATTCCTCCCTGAGCCATCATTGGAACACCACGACCAGTGAAAGGAATTTTTGCACCACCAGTCACACTTACTTTAGTCAAACTTGAAACAGATTGTGCTTTAGAAATAGCAGAATTATATGCAGCAGCGTAAGCAGGATTTGAAAATGCTTTTGCCATAGCAGTGTAACGGTCAGTTTCGGCTTTACTTGCTTTTGTAATCGAATCAATTTCTTTTTGCGTTAACGAAGTACCTCTAACAACAGCATCACCACCACCACCTCCACCACCAGCACCACCACCGACATCGCCTGCACCACCACCACTGGTTGTGTCTGCAAGAAGTTGTTCTGTTCTGGCTTTTTCTGCAAGTAGATTCGCTAATCGTCCAAGCATCGCTTCAATTTCGGCTTCACGAGTTCTCATTTGTGAAAGAATGCCATCAACTAAAGCGTTGGCTTGGTCAATACCTGCTTGATAAAATCTTTGAGCACCAAAATAACCAACAGCATCAGCAACTTTTTCAACATCTGCAACAAGTTTATTAACCTGATTAACAACAGTTTGACCACCAGCAATTATCTGGTCAGCGATAATTGTGCCAGCCTCATAACCTGCATCAACCACTTGGGTGATAGCAGACTCAGATAAGCCCATTTCAATAAGTTTACGAACTTGTTCACTAAATTTTGTAGCATTATCTGCTTGTTGAATTAAACCAGCAAGAAAATCACCTTCTTCGACTGCTTTCTCAAAACGAATAATGCCTTTAACAGAACCAGCAATAACATTCTTGAACTCAGTAAACTTTTGACGAGCATTATCGAGTTGTGAACGAGCCTCAGATAAGGCTTCAGAGAAATCTTCACGAAGTTTTGTTGTGAAATCTTGAAATGAACTCAACAATTCATCGGCAGACATATTGGCATTTAGCATAGCCATATCCATTTTGATGAAAGAGTCACTTACTTTTTGTGTGATATTTCTGGTATCTGTTTGTTCAAAAACAAAATCTTTGAAAGTTTGAACTGCTTGCTGAGTGTTTTTATTTAATTCTTTGATTCGGTTGGCTAACTCATCAGCCTTCTTCTTAGCCTCGTTAGCAGCATCCCCAACATCGGTCAAACCATCGGCAAAAGTTTGTCCCTCATTAAAACCATCATCAAATGATTCAGTTGTTGCATTCATTGACTTCTCTAAGTCAGCCATCATCTTGTCAAGTTTTGATGTTTCTGCTGTTAAATTCTCTGTTCCTTCTGTTGCTTTATTACTTTTATCAAAAAATTGCATTAACTTTTCAGCAGCAAAACCTAAACCAACAATTAAAGCACCAATACCTGTACTTACTAAGGCAAGCCTAAAAAGTTTAAGAGAAAAAGTTAATTTACCAACCCCTGATGCAGCCAATCCAGCAGATGCAGCCAAACCTTTGAAACCTAATGCAGTAGCAAAACTTTGAATCCTTGTAGCAGTAAACCAAGTTATTAACTTTGCAAAAGACCCACCCAAAACAACTTTATTAACAAAAGCAACAACACCTGCTGCTATCGCATAAACTTTCATTGTTGCCATTAAAACTAAAAGACCCTTACCGACAAGGATAATCACTCGACCAATGGTTTCATTTGCTTGAATAAAATTCAAAGCACTTGGAATAAATTTTTGTAATCCTTCAGCAAAACCTCTAACTAAAGGAATAACTATTTGTAGGACTTTAATTAAAAAGTTAGCGATAGTTTGACCTAATTGTAAAACAATAGGAATTAAAGGCTTAAACGCTGCAAGTAATTTAACAACTTCGGCTCTCAACTCAGGGCTTGTAGCAATAAGTGCTATGAAACCAGCCATGATAGGGTTTAATGCTCCAGCGAATGCTGATAAGCCCGGTATGCTTGCCAAAATAGATTTACCTGCAAAAGTTGAAAGAGCGACACCAACAGCACTTATTACTGGTAAAAATTCGTAAAATTTGGCTAGAACATTTCGAATAGACACTTCAGAAATATTTAAGTTTTTAATAAAATCAGTCATTCTTTTAATGGCATTAGTTAAAGGTGATACTAGGTCATTCAAAATAAAACCAAGACCCTTGATGCCTTTTTGGAAAGAATCATTCCCTCTAATTGCTTTGGAAAAAGCACTTGTCATGTCGTAACTTGCTTTAATCAATGGTCCAAAGCCATCAAGTAAAGCACTTCCCATTTCGACTTTCATATCATTGAGTAGACGAGGGAAAGAACGCAAAACTTTACCCGGTGCTTCCATCGCTGCTAGATATGTTCCAGCAACTCGTTCACCTTCTTTCATAACACCATTGATGACTGCTGTTTGTTTTTCTTGAGCAGTTAATGCTTGAGTGGATTTACCAACTTTTTGTGCGTACTCTTCATACATTTGACCAGCAGATTTCTGAATACCTGAAGATTTCAAAAGTTCTGTACGACCAGTGATAATTGCACGAACCAAAAGCATTGTCGTTTCAGTGGAGTTCTTTTGACCAATAACTGCCAAGTCCTGAGCAACACGAGCAACATCTGCTGCTCTTGCTAATTCGAGATTATTTTGAGCGAACTCAATTGCAATCTGTTGAGAAGCAGCCATCTCAATACCATTATCACGAATGGCTTTTGATGCTTCTTTAATTTGTTTGTAACCAATTTTAGTTGAAGCACCAATTGCCCTCATAGCAATGTCTAACTCTTCGACTCTGGCTGCTTCTTGGAATGCTTGACGACCAAACTTTGCAATCATGAAACCAACAGTTCCAATGGCTGCGCCTGTTATAGCAAGGCTTTTATCAACAACTGATAAAGATTTATTAAAAGTATTAAAACTATTACTAATAGTTTGCATCTGAGCAGATGCTCGGTCAATAACACCAACCTCAATATTGGCTGATGTAATTATTTGCTCTGCCAAGTTTATCTGCTCCTAGATGCCTGTTTTTCTTCGTAAACTCTAAGTTTCTCCAACTCAATCCATTCTTGAAGTTCTTCGCTAGAAAGCGCACGGTAGGCTTCACTTCCGTTAAGAAGTTCTTCTACCGTGCGACCTAATCTTTGCGCTAATTCAAATACGAATCTTCGCTCTGGTTGAGTTAAGAACCTTTTCCCAAACTCGCACTGGCTTCTTCAGTTAAACCTGAAAGAGTCATTGCTTTCGATGCAATTTTTTCTAAAACTGCACCTGATTTTTCTAAGAGAGCATCCTTGTCTTCGATAGTGAAAACTGGTTCGCCCGATTCAGGGTCAAACACACATGCTATGGCTATTTCTGGATATATAACAGAAATGGATGACTTCCCTGTTACAGGGTCAATCGCATTTTCCATTACTCTGGCGCGTTGTCTGGCAGTCATCGTTCTGATTTCTACCTTAACGCCCCATTCTTTTATTTCCATCAGTTCGCCACTGATGTCTTTCGCTTTCATAATCTGGTCACGAATGGACACGATGTTTCTCCTATTTTGTTTGGGGGTACTTTGACCCACGGTTGTTTTCTTTATTTAATTTTTTTAGAAAGTGCTTCTTGAAACTGCGCCTGTCACTTGTAATTCCAAAGAGTAGGTAACTACATCGCCTACTGATGGGTTTACTTCGTAAGAGGTTACAAGGCATTCACCTGTGTATTTAACACTAGATACAGCAGTTCCTTGTGGTCCTGCTTCGAAAGATGCGCTTGTGTTTGTTCCAGCGATTTGGGCATCAATCAATGTGGTCAGCATGCTATCTACTGTTGCATCGAATGAACCTGTTACTGAAATTGTTGCGTCTGCTAAACCTACGATGTAGGTCTTGCTTGAGTTACCGAAACTTGTGGTTTCACCTGTTTCGATTGCTCTTGATACTGTGACATCGTTTACGGTATCTGAAATGTTTGTTAATGAACCTGCTGAATTATCAAGTTTGAAACTCGCATTTTTACCATGACTAAATGTTGGCATTTATATTATCTCCTTGCTGCTGATATGTTGTAAGAATATGCTGCTGTTCCACCTGTTGTTGCTACCGTTCTAAGGTAACGATTTACAGATGTTGAAACAACTGTTCTTTGGCTTGTTGTTGCACTTCCATTGACTGTTGTAAAGGTCGCAACATCACTGAAAGATGAGTTGTTTGATGAATCCTGAACTTTGAATGTGGTTGCGCTTCCGTTGGTATTTGAAGTCACATGTAAATGAAAAATTGCTCCATTAGATAATGTGCTTCCAAAATCAACTGAGGTCGCTGTACCACTTGCTGTTCTGGTTGTTGTGTCAAGGTTAAAACCTTGTCGAACTCCACCGTCTGCTTGAAATGCCGAACTTATTGCTACGACATCTGCGACTGGCATTGATACTTCATAGGCTGTCATATCACCTTGAGCCAAAATCGCTCTTGATGCTTGGGCTGTGCCTTCTGGCAAAATAGTTAAAACACTATCTTCTTGGAGGATTTGACCAGACAAAATCGCATCAGATGCGTTTGCTGTGCCATCGAACATTCCTGATAAGGAAAGTCCACCATCATCCATTCCGACAATATAGGAACGACTTGTGCTACCAAAAGTTGTTGTATCGTTTGCTTCTATTTCGCGTGTAACGGTGGCATCATTTAGATATGGTGACATATCTGTTGCATTCAAAAAAACTGCTGTTCTTTTTCCATGACGGAATGTAGGCATTGCTTTTCGAACCTTCCTGAAGACATGATGCGACCCTGCACCACCATCTTGGACACTGGGTCACGCTTCAGGTTGGTAAGGGGTCACTTGGACACGCAATTAGATAATATCGTGAAATTAACCCTAATTTAATTTTTATGCGTAGGGTATTTAGATGAAACTTCCATCTGCATGGTCAAAGTAGTAACTTTCATTTCTTTCTTCAACAACTTCTTGTTGTTTACATTTGTGACCAAATGGAATCAATTTTTGTTTGTAAGCACTTTTTGTTGAAACATAATCTGGCTCACATAAATACCATTTGCCTTTTACAGATGTGGTCAAGAAGGTTTGTATTGGAGACAATCTGTAAAAGGCAAATGGTATTTATG